CAGCTTTCGGTGTTGCGATGGCTCAGACCACAGGCGGTTCTGGTTTTGAGTTTGGTCTTGACCTGAAGATGCAAGACCCAGTCGCTGATGGCGGCGGTCCTTCTGGCGTCATTCCTTACACCAAAGCTAACATCCGTATGGAAGATGACGTTGTGGTTATGGTTGATGCTGGCGCTCCGGTTAACGGCACGACAGGTGACAACTTTGCTGGTACGGGTTCGTTGTATGTTGATTCGACTGCCGGTGTGCTTTACATCAATACCGGCGCAATCAGCAACCCGACTTGGGTGGTTGTTGGAACGCAGACCTAATGTTGACCCATAAAGACCCAGAGGTCCAAGTCATGCTTGGGCTTCTGGAAAACCAAAGGGATTATTTAATGGGCCTTGTAGCAGTGCAAGCTAAACAGCTAGCCGAGTTAAAAACAAAACTTGAAGCTGCTACAAAACAAGCGGAGAGCCAAGATGCCATCAATGCAAACTGACGTACTAGCAACTAAACCGCTAACGTCCACAGGTGATTTTAAAGATCAGAACAACAACGACATTCCTCGTACTAGGATTAAAACGATTTATGCCGTTTGCGGTGGTACCGCCGGTTCTGTAGTTATTCGTGAAGGTGGATCTGGCGGGGATATTGTAATAACGGTTAATACCCCTCCCCTTGACGACAGTGGATACGTGATGATCCCGATGCCCGGTGAAGGTATTTTGGTTAAAACCGGTAACCTGCACGGGACCATTACTAATACTGCTTCTATAGTCGTGATTTACGGATGACGTATGGCAAAGACCCCTACATGGCAGACCAAAGAAGGTAAGAACCCCAAAGGCGGGTTAAACGCCAAGGGGCGAGCTTCTTACAATGCAGCCAATCCGGGCAAGCCTGGGCTTAAACCGCCAGCCCCCAAGCCAAAAACAAAGAAAGATGCAGGACGACGTAAATCGTTTTGCGCCAGGATGTCGGGTATGAAGAAGAAGCTGACATCTGCGAAGACAGCCAACGACCCTAATTCCCGTATCAACAAATCTTTGAGAGCATGGAACTGCTAAATGGAAATGATGCTATGGAACGTCGTCCTCAGCGCGATAGTGGGGGTCATGGTGTTTATGCTTAAGGGCAAGTTTGATGAGCTTCAGCGGATTAGTATTCTGCTGAACAAAACTCGTGAAGAGGTCGCTCGTGACCACATTACCCGTGCTGAAGTACGGCAAGATTTAGACAAAATTCGTGAACACTTTGATAGCGGCTTTGAGCGGCTTGAGAAGAAAATTGACGCCCTAGCGGCACGGAGATAGAAATGGCTGAAAAATCCACCCGAACTAAAATGCTTGAAGAGGCAGAAATTAAAGACGATCCTCTTATGTTAAAGCGTGCATTGCGTGGCGCTGGCGTGGGTATTAGTAAGCTTGCTGATAAAGCAGGTTTTACCCAAGAAGAAGAATATAAAAAGATGGAAGAAAAGAAAAAGAAACGCGCTGGCGGTTCAGTAAAGTCCTCAGCCTCCAAGCGTGCTGATGGCATTGCAATGCGTGGCAAAACTCGTGGAAGGATGGTGTAATCATGGCTGACAAAGCTAAAGGTAAGCAGAGTAAAAAAGATGCGGATCGGTTAAGGCTTACAGAACTAGTTAAAGACAGACAACTCAAAGGGACAAAGCTAAGCGGAGAAGTAGGACTTCGTGAACTTTCAGATGCAGCTCGTGACGATAAATATGATAGTGATTATGAATTTACGAAGTCCGAGTTGTATGGAACACCGCTTAGTAAAGGCGCAATTTCAGCGGGTTTTAAAAAATTAAAAGACACACCGATTCTTGAAAAGCTAACAACAAGAGACCAAACATTAGATAAAAAAGCAACCCAAGCAGCCCGTGAAGCCGGTGCTGAAGAACGTCGTGAAGCTCGTGGAATGAAAAAAGGTGGTTCAGTTAAATCTTCCGCTTCCAAGCGTGCTGATGGCGTAGCAATCCGTGGTAAGACAAAAGGACGTATGGTCTGATGTATCTAACCAGCAACATTCCGTACTTTAAATGTTGGGTAAGAAAAGAGTTTACTCATGCGCACAGCAAGTATCACGGCGAATACATACACGGCCTGGCAGTTGCTGTCACGACAATACCTGACCGATGCCTCAGCTTTCAGATCATCTTCACGGGTTGTGAGGCTGAAGGAGAGCCTAACCCTCATGGCGGGGCTATGTGGGCAAGGATGCCGATTACTGCGCTTGTGGGTGACATCCCCCTTCAAGAGTGGCCTGAGCGTATGCAGACCCATTTGGCTCAGCCTTGGGACTGTAGCTCCTACAACCACGGGATTGTCAAGATCGCCAGAGCACAGCCTTCGCCTTGGCTTTGCAAGATTGATAACGAGTTTCATACTGGAAGATATTTGTTTACGGTGGACTACGCCGAGAGTGATGTCTCCGAAGACCCCTCCCAGCATAAACAGAGCCATGTTTTGATATTGACGGACGCAGGCAAATGGACAGGAAATGTAGTGGCTTTACCCAACAATCGAGTGCGAGCTACCAGCCCTGCTTATTGGCTGACCGGTGAGGGAGCGCCTGATTTTAGACCGAGCCAATGGATTCAATGTGCGGAACAAGATGACTCGTACATGGACCCTGAGGTGACTTTTAACAACTTGTACAAGGAGTAACTGAAATGATGAAAGCAAAAATGGGCGCTTCTAAAATGGGCACAGTTAAAACAGCCAAGCCTGCTACGGGCAGTGCATCCAAGCGTGCTGACGGTATTGCTGTAAAAGGCAAGACCAAAGGTACGATGATGGCTGGCGGCGGTATGGCTAAGATGATGGCTGCTGGTGGCAAGGCTAAAATGATGGCAGGTGGTGGTAAAGCCAAGATGATGGCTAGCGGCGGCATGTCTAAAATGATGAAAAGCGGCGGCAAGGTTTAATCATGATGCCGAGCCGAGGGATGGGTGATATAAACCCATCCAAAATGCCTACAGCCAAAACGATCACCCGCAAGGATGATCCGAATAAAGTAAAGGTTTTCAAAGCTGGGGGCAAGTCTCGGGTCAACGAGGCAGGCAATTACACCAAACCCAGCATGAGAAAAGCTATTTTTGAGCGGATCAAAGCGGGTGGTAAAGGTGGTGCCCCAGGGCAATGGAGCGCCCGCAAGGCACAAATGTTAGCTCAGCAGTACAAGAAATCAGGCGGGGGTTATAAAGATTGAAAGCCCCTCAGAAAAGTCTGAAAGATTGGACTGATCAAAAATGGAGGACTAAGAGTGGAAAACCTTCTACTCAGGGGCCAAAGGCCACTGGTGAGCGCTATCTACCAGAATCAGCCATTAAGTCATTATCTCCCGCCGAATATGCAGCTACTTCAAGGGCCAAACGGGCAGGTAAAGCTAAGGGTAAGCAGTTTGTTAAACAACCAAAGAGCATTGCTAGAAAGACAGCGGGGTTTCGATAATGGCTAAAAAGTTTCCTGATTTGACCGGCGATGGTGAAACTACCCAAGCCGACATTCTTAAAGGCCGTGGTGTGTTTAAGAAGGGTGGCTTTATAAAAGAAGCCATTAAAAAACCCGGCGCATTGCGTAAGTCGCTTGGTGTTAAAAAAGGCGAAAAGATTCCCGCTGGAAAACTCGCTGCCGCAGCTAAAAAGCCGGGTAAGATGGGCCAACGTGCTCGTCTGGCTCAAACTTTAAAAGGACTTAAGAAGTGACTACTTCTGGCACCTCAGGATTCAATTTAGACCTCAACGATATTATCGAGGAGGCTTTTGAGCGCTGCGGTGTTGAGGTACGTACTGGCTATGAGCATCGAACGGCTCGTCGGTCCCTAAACCTGCTGACCATTGAGTGGGCTAACCGAGGCATCAATCTGTGGACAATTGAGCAAGGCTCGATTCCTATGGTGCAGGGGCAGATTGTTTACACCCTTCCCGTAGATACGATTGATTTGTTGGATCAGGTTATCCGCACTCAAACCGGCGTGAACCAAACTGACATTAACATCAGCCGTATTAGTGTTTCTACCTACGCAACGATCCCCAATAAGAATACTCAAGGCCGGCCTATTCAAGTCTGGATAGATCGACAGTCAGGGGCAACCGAGCCGACAGGTGTTGCTGCTCCAGAGATTTATGTCTGGCCTACGCCAGATCAGAGCAACTTCTACACGTTTGTTTACTGGCGCTTAAGGAGGATTCAAGATGCAGGTAACGGAACCTCGACCCAAGATATACCTTTTAGGATGCTCACTTGCCTGGTTGCGGGTCTTGCGTATTATCTTTCCCTAAAGATCCCCGAGGCGGCTAATCGGATTGAGATGCTTAAAATGGCTTACGAAGAGCAGTGGCTCTTAGCCTCGTCAGAAGATCGTGAGAAGGCTTCGTTACGCTTGGCACCAAGGGAGATGTTCTACTAATGCCAACCAAGTTTGCGTCAGGCCGCTTTGCCATTTCTCAATGTGATAGGTGTGGCTTCAGGTATAAACTGAAAGAATTAAAGCAGCTCGTCATTAAGACAAAGAACGTGAATTTGTTGGTTTGCCCTACGTGTT